GGGGCGCCGTGGTGGCGGTGTGGGGCATACGGCGGCAGGGTGGGCGGCTATGCGCTGATTAAACGCGGCATCGCCGCCGTGCCGCAGGTGGCGCAAATCAACCAAAGCAAGGAGCAGGACGATGTGGGCAGCGCTGATTAAATACCGCGCATGGGGCAGCCCTGCCCTGCTGCTGGCCGTTGCGGCGGTGGCATGGGCGGGCGGAAAACGTGCAGCGGGGCAAGACCACCAAACCGAAACCGCCGCCCTGAAAGCGCAATACGCGCAAGAAAAACTCGCCGCCGAGCAGCGGCACACTGCCGCCCTGCAGGCTGCATTGGTACAACAGCAGCAATGGCAGCAGTTTGCCCAAAAACAAGGGGAGCAGCTCGCACAAATCCGCGTGCGGCTGGACAAACAGACAGAGTTATTAAGCAAGGACATTGACCATGCGATTGAGCAGGATAAAAACAGCGGCCATGATTGCGTTGGTATCGGCGCAAGCAGCCTGCACCTCTACAACCGCGCCTTCGGCTACCCCGATTAAGGGCGGCGTGCCGCCCGTCTCTACCGAGCTGCTGCTGCAACACGAGCGTCCCGAACGCCCCAGCAGCGGCTCCCCCGAACAACTGTTGCACCATGCCGTGCGCTACGGCGCGTATTGCCAAAAATTGGAGGGTCAGATTTCGGGCTGGCAGGCGTGGTATGGAGAAATCAGCCGTGAATAGCTACCGTGCCGAAGTGGAGCGCGTGATTGCCGTGCACCATGCGCGGTTGGAAATGGGGTTGAGCCGCGCGCGTGAGCAGGAAGCATTTGTGCGGCGTGTGGCCGATGTGCTGATGCGCCACCGCGTGGCGTTTACATGGGGGCTGGACACGGATTTTGACGCGGTGTTCCGGCTGGCCGACGATGTGACGGGCGAGGAAACGCTGCTGCAAACGCTGTTTGCAGGCTGCCTTTTGGCGCGCACGCCGGACGGTTTTGTGCTGGGCGACGCGCGGCAAGAATATATCCAAGTACGCTTTAAAGGGGGCGTGAATGAACTTTGAATTTGCTTTTAAAACCCTGTGGGGCGTGGCGACGGCGGCGGGCTGGTTTTGGATTAACGGGCTGTCTGCCAAGCTGCGTGCGGCGGAGCAGGAGCGCACCGCACTTCGCGAACGCATCCACGACATCGAGCTCAATTATCAATCCAAAAACGACACCAAAGAGCTGCGCCGCGAGATTTTGGAGGGGCTGGCCGAAATCAAAAGCAGCCTGCACCATGTGAACGAAAAACTAGACCGGAAAGCCGACAAACCATGACCGCCAGAGACCCTGTATTACAAGCACTTGCCGAAATCCGCGCCAAGCAGGATGAGACCATCCGCCTGCAGGAGCGCATGGATGCGCGGCTCGACCAAATCCACGACGACTGCAAAAAAACCGCGCGTGTGAACGGTGCGGTGGCGGGCGGTTTGTCGGGCGCGGTGGTGTCGGCCACCATTGCGCTTATCAAAGCCAAAATCGGGGTGTAGCCATGGCCTACCCCGTGGAAATGCAAAAGCAGCTGCGCGATTTGTATGTGCTGCGCTACCTGTCGCTGGAGGAAGCGGCCAAGGAGCTGGGCATCTCGTTTGCCACTGCCCGTGCGTGGAAGGCGAAGGCGCAGAAAAACGGCACGGATTGGGACGTGGAGCGCGCGGCGCAAATCCGCGTGGACGGCAAGGACAACCAATTAACCAATGTGGTGTTTTTAAAGATGATGGCGCTGCTGGAGCGCAACATCGACCGCCTGAGCCATGACGAGGACATCGAGCCTTTGGAGCTTGGCAAAGCCCTTATCGGGCTGGGCGATACGTTGAGCAAAACCACCGCGCTGGGCGCGCGCATCATGCCCGAAGTGAACCGCGTGGAGCTGGTCATGCGGATGGTCCGGCTGATTGGCGACACGGTGCGCGAGGAGCGGCCGGATATTGCGCCTTATTTTGTGGAGCTGTTGGAGCGCCTTGCGCCCGATTTGGCACAGATTTGACACGCGGCCACGGCCGCATTTTTTACGGATTAGCTTATGGCACGGGTGGCATTTAAAAACTCATACAACCGCGACAAAAAGGCGTTTTTGCAGGAGCTGGCAGACTATGCGGCGCAGCTGCGGCAGTTTGTCGAGGCATCGGTGGACGGCTTTTCGGGCAAGCCTGCGGACATTGCCGCGCGCGTGGCCAAGGTGCTTGACCCGGTGCACGGCTTTGAGTTTTTTTGCAAAACCTATTTTCCGCATTACATGACCCACGCGGAAAAATCGGACTTGCACGAGTACCTGTTTTGCAGGCTGCCTGAAATCGCCGAATCGCCCGAAAGCTGCTCGGACGTTATCGGCGCGTCGCGTGGCGAAGCCAAATCCACCATCTGCACGCAGCTGCACACGCTTTGGCGCATTGTGACTGGGCGGACGCATTTTGCACTGATTGTGATGGACAGCATCGACCAAGCCTACCCCATGCTGGAGACGATTAAGGCGGAGCTGGAGTTTAACGGCCGCCTTGCCATGGATTTTCCGCAGGCCTGCGGGGCGGGCAAAACATGGCAGGCGGGCTCGATTATTACCGCCAACAACATCAAGGTGTGTGTGGCGGGCTCGGGCAAAAAGCTGCGCGGCATGCGCTTTGGCCCGTACCGCCCCGATTTGGTGGTGCTGGACGACATCGAGAACGACGAGCAGGTGCAAAACCCGACCCAGCGCGCGAAATTGCAAAGCTGGCTGGAAAAGACCATCGAGCCTTTGGGCGGCGTGGGACGCAAGATGGACATTATCTACATCGGCACGGTGCTGCATTACGACAGCGTGCTGGCGCGCACCCTGAAAAACCGCTTTTGGCGCGGCAAACTGTTTAAGGCGGTGGTGCGCTATCCCGACAATATGGATTTGTGGGAGGAGTGGGAGACCCTGTGGCGCAACGACGGCGAAGAGGTGGCGATGGCGTTTTATCACGCCCGCCGTGCCGATATGGAGCGCGGCGCGAAAACGTCTTGGGCGGCGCGCGGCATCCTTGCGCTAATGAAAATCCGCGCCAAAATCGGCAGCCACTCGTTTGCCTGCGAATACCAAAACGACCCTGCCAGCGGTGACGACGCGCCCTTTGCGGATTTGATGGACAAATGCTTTTACGCCGCCCTGCCGGGGGATGTGGTGTATTTCGGCGCGCTCGACCCGAGCCTGGGCAAGGCGGGCGCGAGCCGCGACCCGAGCGCAATTATCGTGGCCGCGCTGCAACGGAGCACGGGCAAGCTGTTTGTGGTGGAGGCGCAGATTAAAAAGCGTGTGCCGGATTTGATTATCGAGGACGTTATCCGCCTGCACCAAATCTACCGCTGCGCGCTGTGGTTTGTGGAGACGGTGCAGTTTCAGGAGTTTTTAAAAGACGAGCTGGTTAAGCGCAGTGCGGCGCGCGGCTGCCCCGTGCCCGCGCGGGCGGTGAAACCCGTGGCGGACAAACTCTTGCGGATTGAGAGCCTGCAGCCGCACATGGCCAACGGGCTGATTTTGCTGCGCCCCGAACACCGCGTGCTGCTGGAGCAGCTGCGCCATTTCCCGCACGCCGACCACGACGACGGCCCCGACGCGCTGCAAATGGTGTGGGCGGGCGCGCTGGCCAATGCCGCGCCGATTGAGTGGCACAGCACAGCGGACGACGATTTCGACGATGCGGACATCCGCAGCAAATGGGCGCGCTGATTTCAGGCGGCCTGCAACCCTTTAAACGGTATTTAAACCATGGCAAAACGAGACAAAAAGACCGCAAAAATCCCACAAGGCACGCAAACGGATGATGCGCGCATTACCGCCAACGGGCGCGTGATTGCCGAGCACCCGAGCCACCAGATTACGCCCGCCAAGATGCGGCTGCTGTTTGAGGACGCGGAGAGTGGCGACATTACCGCGCAGCACGAGCTGTTTTTGGATATTGAGGAGCGCGATTCGGCGGTGGCATCCGCCCTGCAGACACGCAAGATGTCGGTGCTGGGCTTGGATTGGCAGATTGCCGAGCCGCCGCAGGCCACCGATGCCGAAACGCGGCTGGCGGCGGAAGTGCGCGGCTATATGCAGGGCTTGGCGGATTTTGACGATATGCTGCTGGATATGATGGACGCGGTGGGGCACGGCTTCGCGGCGCTGGAAATCACATGGCAGTTTTCGGGCAGCCTGCAACTGCCGCAGTCGTTTAAACACACCCCGCAAAGCTGGTTTCGGTGGGACAAGCACGACAATTTGCTGCTCAAAACGCCCGACAATCCGATGGGCGAGCCGCTGTGGTCCTACGGCTGGGTGGTGCACCGCCACAAAATGCGCAGCCATCAGGCGGCGCGCAACGGCTTATTCCGCACGCTGGCGTGGCTGTATATGTTTAAGCATTACTCGGTACATGATTTTGCCGAGTTTTTAGAGCTGTACGGCCTGCCCATCCGCATCGGAAAATACCCCGCAGGCGCGACAGAAAAAGAAAAACGCACGCTGCTGCGCGCGGTGGCGGAAATCGGCCACAACGCGGCGGGGATTATGCCCGAGGGCATGATGATTGAGCTGCACCAAGCGGCCAACGGCACGACGGCGGCGAACAACCCCTTTATGACGATGGTGGAGTGGTGCGAAAAATCCGCCACGCGCCTGATTTTGGGGCAGACGCTGACCAGCGGCGCGGACGGGCGCGCCAGCACCAACGCGCTGGGCAAAATCCACAACGAGGTGCGGCGCGATTTGACCGTGTCGGACGCCAAACGGCTGGCGCAGACCATCAACCGCCAGCTGATTGAGTCGTTTGTGCGGGTTAATTTTGCCCACGCCGCCGACGTGCGCCTGCCTGTGTTTGAGTTTGACACCCGCGAGACGGCGGACTTGGCCACGGTGGCGGAAGCCCTGCCCAAGCTGGTGGATGTGGGCGTGCAAATCCCCGAGCGCTGGGCGCGCGACAAGCTGGCGATCCCCGATGCGCTGGACGGCGAGATGCTGCTGGGGCGGGCATCAGATGACAAAAAAGGCGCGAAAGACGCGCCAAAGCAGCCTGAAAACAACAAACCGCCTGCTGCATTGAACTACCGCCATGTTGCCCTGAATGCGCAAGGGCAAGTTGCCCCTGCTTGGGATGTGGCGTTTGAAAACGGCGTGGAAGATTATTTGCGCGATGCGGCGTTTGCTGCGCAGCTTGAACCGATGTTGCAAGAATTGGGACGAGCGATCGCCGAAGGCGAGGATTATGAAGATGTGGAAAACCGCCTGCTTGCTGCTTATCCCACGCTAGACACGCGCCGCATGGAAGCGGCTTTAACGCGGGTGTTGTTTGTGGCGGATTTGTGGGGGCGCGCGCAGCCGTAATCTTGTGTCCCGTAGGCAGCCTGAAACCCTTTTTTTGAGTCAATCTATACCATGCAACCCAATTTATCCTTAGCCCTAAACCTGCCACCCGAAGGCGCGCTGCGCTATTTTGACAGCTTAAACCTGCCCTTGCCTGCCAACGCTGGCGAAGCCATCGCCCAAGCAGCTGCCAAGGCGCGCAGCATTGCGGGCATCCAACAACAAGAAATTGTGGGCGATTTGTTGAACAGCTTGCGCCAAAGCGCGGCGGAGGGCACACCCTTTGCCACATGGCGCAAAAATATGCTGACGATGCTGCGCGAGCGCGGGCTGGCTTTGGACAAAGCGGGCGATATGGTGCAACAAGGCATAGGCGAAGTGGTGGGCACGGGCTTAACGCGCCATCGTTTGCAAACCATTTTTCAAACCCAAATGACCAACGCACGCATGGCAAGCCTTTGGCAAAAGCTGCAAGAGAACAAAGATGCCCGACCCTATTTGCAATACAGCGCCATTAACGATGCGCGCACGCGCCCCGCGCATCGGGCGTTGGATAATGTGGTGTATCCGATTGACGACCCCTTTTGGGATTATTTTTACCCACCCAACGGCTTTCGCTGCCGCTGCTATGTAGTGGCGTTAGCACCACGCGATGTGGCGCGCTCGGGGTTGACTGTATCCCACAGCCAGCCCGAGCAGTTTAGCGAAATCACCATCACTAACCGCAAGGGGCAAAGCCACACGCGCACGCGCATCACGCTGGATGATGGCAGGAGCTTCACACCCGACAGGGGCTTTGACCACAATGTGGGCAAAAGCCATTTGGCGCAGCTGGGGCAGTTGCAGATGGAGCGGGCGGTGGATTTGCCGCCGCGGCTGGCGAGCATGGCGGTGGAGGAGGCGTTGAAAGATGAGCGGTTGAGAAAGGCGGTGTCAGACTATTTGACACAAGCCTATCAAATGTTGCGAACCCAAAATCGCCCTACCAATCAGCCTATTTTTGTGGGTGCGTTGCCTTTGACCATACTGGATGCGATGGCGGCGGCTAATTTAAGGCAGCCTGAAAACGCGCTTATCGCTTCATCCGATAGTTTATTGCGCCATGCGCTGCGGGATGTGAAAGCGGGCGTAGGTAAAACGCTGCCCGAAGATTTTTGGGCAAACATTGCCGACCATTTGCGCGAGCCCGAAGCCGTTTACTATGATGAAAAAGGTGCGCTGTTGTATTTTTACTCCGACCCAAATGATAAAAATAAACTGTACAAAGTAGTTTTAACATTGGATTACGATGGGTTTAAGCGCAGCAAAAATCCAAACAATGGGCAACGAGAAAATTTAATATTAAATGCTTTGGATACAGGGACAAAGATAGATAGGTCGGGAATGCAATGGGGAAGTTATACCCATATTAGCGGTAAGAAATTTTAAATGAAAAAGCCCGAATTAATCGGGCTTTGAAGTAAGCAGTGGTGGGACTTGAACCCACATCATAGCCCTGCCGTAGCAACGCTAACCTTTTGCCGCAACCGCGCAACGCGCGGCTCGCTCTGACCTTACGGTTGAGCATAGGAAACTCCTGCTTACACCACAAGGGGCGTTGGGACTCGAACCCACATAATACTAACGCAAGCTGTTGCGCCGTAACCGTTACCATTTGGAAACTACCCCTTGCTGTTGGCATTTTAACCCCATTTAAACCCATGGAACAAGATGATTGAAATCCAAATAGACAACCTTTTTGTGGTGCAAAATCAGATAGAACGCTTATCGCGCGGCATCAGCGGCGATAACCGCTATTTGCTGATGCGGCGGCTGGCGGGCGCGATGCGCTATGCGGTGGCGCAAAATTTCAAACAGGGCGGTCGCCCTGAATGGCTGGCGTTGAAATATCGCAGCGGCATTCCGCTAAACGACACAGGCGCGCTGCGGCAAAGCATAGATGAGCTGTCGGATAACGATACCGCGCTGGTGGGCACGAATATGGTTTATGCGGCGATTCATCAATTTGGTGGCTGGGCGGGGCGTAATCGCAAAGTCTATATCCCTGCGCGTCCGTTTTTGCAATTAACCAATGAGGACAAGCAGGATTTGATGGATGATGTGCAGGATTATTTTGCCAGTTTGCTATGATGACAAATGTATTTAAATTTCGTTGCGTGTGGTAGAGTTATTCGTGTAATATTCGTTCTATTTTATTTGTTAAATATAGAGGGGGTAGATATGAACCTATTTGATTTGTCTCGTCGCGCCACCCGAAGATTGTTTGGAGCGCCGCAAAAAGCAGATACAACCCATGCTCGTGTGATTGTGGAAAGCAATGGCATAGTGCGCACTAATTATGATAATGAAGAAGTGCGCCGTGATTTGTTGCGCGAAATGCGTAAATTTGAGGATTTTAAAGTGGAGCGCAAATAATGGCGTTGTTGGTTGTGTTGTTGGTTTTGGTGTTGGGGTATTACTATGCTGCCCATATACCATCAGAACAGATTAAATTAAGACGAAGCGCAGGCTGGGAAACTTATGTTTATTTAGGGTTTCACGGACTGCGCTTAATTTTGAATGGCGCAATGGCTTGGTTAATCTTGACTGTGCCGTTATACGCTGTGCTATGGATATTTGACGGCATAGCGGGCTGCTTGCATTTCACGCCTGATTTAAGCGGCGCAATGGTGCGTTTGGCAAAATATAGGTTGTTTGACGATATTCAGGTTTATCACGTTGTTATTGCTTTGCTTGCGTTGGGAGATTGTAAGAATGGAATCAAGAAACGTAACGAAGAAGATTGGCGTCAGAAAATCAAACATTACGATGGAATGCTGCGGATTGTTTGGCAATCTTTGCACACGCAAGTGCCTATTCGTATTTCGCTTAAATCGCGCAAGGTTTATGTAGGGGTGGTGTCGCAAGAGCAGTTTTCCAATCCAGAATCAGATTATATGTTGATTGTTCCCTTTCTGAGCGGCTATCGTGATAAGGATTCGCTTGATATTTTCTTTGACTGCAACTATCACTCGGTTTACCAAAAATATGGCTTGTTTGATGATGATGATTTAAGTAAACAAGAGATTTTGGAGCTGGATGATTTTCGCACCGCCATCCGCATAAGCGAGATTGAAAGCGTGTCGTTTTTCAAAATAGAAGTATTTAATGATTTTGAGCGGTATAAAAAAGGGGAATATGCAGAAAAAACCGAATAACCCCCAAAACGCGCGTTTGCCGCGTTTTTTTGCGCTTGGGCTATCTATCCCCATCCTTGCCCCTTTATCGCAATCTGCGCGCGTTTTAAACGCCTTTTAAACACTATTGCTGCGCCGTTATCCCAAGGCAGCCTGAAAAATAGCTTTCAGGCTGCCTTTTTTGCGCGGCGCAATCAGGCAAAACGGGGGCGCAGCCGTGCCACTCTTTGTCTTGTTTTGCTGCGCTCATAATGCCGCCATCCCATAAAGGACAACCCATGAAACGCAAAAATCAGCATTTGGCGTTAGCCGCTTGCAGCTTTGAGGTGTTGGGGCAAATGGGCAAGCGCATTCAGCTTTTGCCTTATGGCGAGTTTCGCGCGATTGACGGACGACCGACCGATGCGCCCGCTTGGTTTTTAACCGAGGAGAACGGGCACGATGTGGCGGCATTAGCCAATCAAGCGCGCACGCAGTTGGTGGTGGATTATGAACACCAAACCTTGCACAAGGAAACCAATGGGCAGCCTGCGCCAGCGGCGGGATGGATGACGTGGCTGGAGTTTACCCCACGCGGTTTGTTTGCCGAGGTGGATTGGACCGACAACGCCCAACGCCTGATTGCCAACCGCGAATACCGCTATATATCGGCGGTGTTTGCTTATGACACGCAAGGCTATGTGCGCAAACTTTTGCACGCGGCTTTAACCAATTATCCCGCTTTGGACGGCATGGACGAGGTGCTCGCCGCCGCCAGCGCGCAATTTTTACCCCCAATGGAGACGCAAAACCCCATGAATGCTTTATTACAACAGCTTTTTGGCTTGCCAAACGCAAACGAAGACCAATTGAAAGACGCTTTAACCGCGCTTTTGGCAGCCAAACCCCAAACCGTCGCCCTGAGCGCGCAGATGTTTCAAGACATCGCCGCCAAGGATGAAAAGATTGCGGCGTTATCGGCGCAAGTGGCGCAGGCAAAAAACGCGCCTGCCAACACTCCTGATTTAACCCAATACGCACCGGTGAGCGTGGTGCAGGAGCTGCAACAGCAAATTGCCGCGCTCACCGCCCAGCGCGATGCCGATAAGGGTGCGGAGTTGATTACTGCTGCGCTGGCGGCGGGCAAATTGCTGCCTGCGCAAAAAGAATGGGCAGAGGGTGTGTTGAAGCAGCCGAACGGCTTGGCGTTTTTGAGCGGCTTTATTGAGCAGGCGCAGCCGATTGCCGCGCTGGCGGGCAACACGCAAACGCAGGCAGCGGGCGCAGGCGACGCGCATAAAGTGGCCGCTTTAACGGCGGAGCAAAAAGCCGCCGCCAAGATGCTGGGCATGAGCGAAGCCGATTTTGCCCAAACGCTAAACGGCGATAAGGCAGCCTGAAAAAACAAAACATGGAGCGGGCGCGATGCCGCCGCAAGATTTTTAACCCTTTAACACAAGGAAATCCACATGGATAAAGCCGCGATTTTAACCGCGCTAACCGCGCAGTTTCGCAAAGAATTTCAAAACGGCTTGGCAAGCGTAGAGCCCAGTTTTTCTGCCATTGCCATGACCATCCCCAGCAGCACCGCCACCAACACTTATGCGTGGCTGGGCAAGTTTCCCAAAATGCGCGAATGGGTGGGCAGCCGCCAAATCGGCAAGATGGCGAAGCAGGCGATGAGCTTGGAAAACAAGAAGTTTGAAGCCACGGTGGGCGTGGAGCGTACCGATATTGAAGACGACCAAGTGGGCATGTATCGCCCGATGATGCAAGCGATGGGCGAATCGGCTGCCACGCTGGCTGATGATTTGGTGTGGGGGTTGTTGCCCAAGGGCAAAACCACGCTGTGCTACGACGGGCAGAACTTTTTTGATGCCGACCACCCTGTGTTTGCCAACAACGATGGCACAGGGGCAAACACCCCCACCAGCAACATCACCACGGGCACAGACAACGATGCGCCGACTTGGTATGTGGTGGATGACACCAAAACCTTGAAGCCTTTGATTTTCCAAGAGCGCACCGCGCCCGAGTTTGAAACTAAGTTTGACCCATCCAAATCCGACAAGGTGTTTATGGAGGATGTGTATTTATACAGCAGCCGCCGCCGTTGCAATGCGGGCTTTGGCTTGTGGCAACTGGCGCACATGGCGGAAAAAACCGCGCTTAACCGCGCCAATTTGGCAAAAATCATCGCGCAGATGATGACGATTAAGGCAGACGGCGGTTATGTGCTGAACGTGAAGCCCAGCCTGCTGGTTGTGCCGCCGCAATTGGAAGACGCTGCGCGCGAATTGTTGGAAGCCGACAAAATCAACGGCACCACCAACACGTTTAAAGGGCGTTTAAAGCTGCATGTGAGCGTGCATTTGGCGTGATGGCGCAGGCAGCCTGAAAACCGAGCGGGGAAGCGGCAGCCGCCGCGCCCCTAAACCATAAGGAAAAAGCTATGGCAAAAAACACACCCCAAACCCCAACGCAGCCTGAAAACGAAGCGGATAAGGTTGAGCAAAGCGCAACTACCCCTGAGCAGGAAGCACAGGCTGCCTTGCAAGCGGAAAACGCCGCCTTGCAGGCAGAAATCACCGCGCTGCGCGAAGCAAACGCTGCCTTAACAACCGAGCGCGATGCGGCGCAAGCTGCGCTATTGGCGGCGCAACAAGCAGCCGCCCAAGCAACCGCAACGCAGCCCGAAAACCCCGATGCCGACCCACGCCAAGCCATTTTGGCGTGCAGCGCGGACGGCGTGGAATTCTGGCGCGGCGGCGTGTTGTTTAATGGCGCATGGCAAACCGTTTACCGCGCCGAAGTGGGCGAAGAGGCTTGGCAGCGCATTGTGAACGAGCCGCGCTTGCGCATTAAATCGGCGGATGAATATGGCGCATAACGCTGTTTACGCCGATATGGGCGACATGGTGGCGCGCTTTGGCGAATTGGAAGTGTTGCAGATTGCCGACCGCAATGCCGACGGCGAGATTGATGCGGATGTGGTGGCGGTTGCCCTTGCTGATGCCAGCGCGGAAATTGATGCGTATTTGGGGCGGTTTAAACAGCCGTTTACCGAAACGCCGCCGATTTTGCGCCGCTTGGCGTGCGACATCGCCCGCTATCGTTTAACCGCCACATCGGGCGTGTTGATTACCGACGAAATCCGCAACCGCTACAAAATTGACGTGTTGGAGCTGCTTAAAGCCTTAGCGCGTGGCGATGTGCAATTGGGGCTGGACAGCGCGGGCGCGCAGGTGGCGACATCGGATAGCGGCGTGGTGTTTGCTAACAACAAAAACCGAATCTTTGCACGGGATGCCACATGATAACCACCCAAATTGAGCAAGCCATTTGCCTGCGGCTGCAACGCGGCTTGGGGCGCATGGTGCGCACAGTGAAAAGCTACAACGGCGAGGCGGACGACCTTGCTGCGCAAATCAAAACCCTGCCTGCGGTGTGGGTTACTTATGGCGGCAGCAGGGTGGAAACCATCAGCGGCGGCAGCCGTTATCAAGACACCGCCACCTTTGCCGTGATGTGCGCCACGCGCAGCTTGCGCAATGAAGTGGCGCAGCGGCAAGGCGGCGTGGTGATGCAAGAGATTGGCAGCAATGATTTGATTGATGCGGTGCGCCGCCTGCTGGATGGGCAACGGCTGGGGCTGCCTGCTGCCGATAGCAGAGGGCTGACCCCCAAAGCCATCCGCGCCATTGCCAACCACACGCTGGTGCAGCAGGCGGCGGTGAGCGTATATGCGCTGGAATATACCCTGCGCTTGAACCGCTGCGCTTTGGAAAACGACCGTTTCCCCGAGCCGCAAAGCGACAGCACGCATCCTGATTATGTGTTTACCCGCTATCAGGGCGAGACGAGCGCGCCTTATCCGCCGTTTGAATATTTGGATGGCTTGATTTTTGACCCCCAAGCCGAAAACGCCAAAATCCCGCTGACGGCGCAATTTTGGCAAGACTGACCGTTTACCTTGAAGGAATCCGCATGAATAAAATCATGGTAGTAGCAGAGGTGGGCTTGCGTGTGCCGCTGGCGCATAACCCGCATGAATATATTGAGCAAACGCCTGTGGAAGTGGATGGCGATGATGTGTATTACCGTCGCGCTATTGCCGATGGCGATTTGCTGATTTTGAGCAACGATGCGCCGCCCGCTGCCGAGCAGTCCAATCAGCAGCCTGAAAACGGGCTTGCAGGTTTGGGCGAAAGCCAAAACGCGAAGAAAGGCAAATAACCATGGCAGAACATATCAGCTTTGACACCATCCCTGGCAGCATCCGCGTGCCTGGGCAGTATATTGAATTTAACACGCGCAATGCGGTGCAAGGTTTGCCGCAAAACCCGCAATCGGTGCTGCTGCTTGCGCCGATGTTGGCAAGCGGCACGCAAGAGCCGTTAACCCCTGTGCAGCTGTTTAGCGATGCGCAGGCGGGCGATTTGTTTGGGCGCGGCTCGTGGGCGCAGTTGATGGTGCGCCAAGCGTTTAAAAACAATGCGTATTTGGATTTAACCGTGATCGGCTTGCCTGACCACAGCGCGGGCGTAGCCGCCACAGGCAGCCTGAAAATAGACGGCACGGCGCAAACCGCCGCCAGCATCAGCATCACCATCGGCGGCGTGGCGGTTGCGGTGGCGGTGTCTGCCAACCAAAGCGCGGCGGAGGCAGTGGAAAAACTGGCGGCGGCGGTGAACGCGGCGGCTTTGCCTGTATCGGCTACGGCAGAACAAGGCAGCCTGAAATTAACCGCCCGCAGCAAGGGCGCGATTGGCAACGAAATCAGCTTGGCTTGCGATATGGGCACAAGCGGCTTTACCGGCAGCATTACGGCTATGACAAATGGCGCACAAAATGCCGATATTGCCGCCGCGCTGGATAAGGTAGCGGGCAAGCATTACCACATTATCGTGTCGCCGTTTAGCGATGCGGCGAACGCCAAGGCGTTGAGCCAACACATTACCCAAGTGTCCAACGCCATTGAGCAGCGCGGCTGCATTGGCGTGATTGCCCAGCGCGGCACCATGCCGCAGGGCGCAAGCCTAACCGCCCAGCTAAACGATGGGCGCATCACCTGCGCTTGGTATAAGGGCGCAGCCGAGGCGTGCGGCATCATTGCAGCGGGCTATGCGGCGGTGTTGGCGTTTGAGGAAGACCCCGCCCGCCCCTTGAACACGCTGGAAATCAAAGGGTTGAACATCACGCCTGATGCGCAATGGCCGCTGTTTAACGAATGCAACAACGCGCTGTATAACGGCTTAACACCGCTGACGGTGGTGGCAGGCAAGGTGCAGATTATGCGGGCGGTATCTACCTACACCAAATCGGCGGCCAATGTGGACGACCCCGCGCTGCTGGACATCACCACCATCCGCACGCTGGATTACACGCGCCGCGCGATTAAAGAGCGCATCGCCTTGCGCTTTCCGCGCGACAAGTTGAGCGACCGTTTGCTGCCCAAGGTGAAAAGCGAGATTTTGGATGTGTTGCTGAAACTGGAACAAGCCGAGATTATTGAAAACGCCGAAGCAAACAAGGGCAAGCTGGTGGTGAGCCGTAGCTTGCAAGATGCCAACCGCGTGAATGCTGCCATCCCTGCCGATGTGGTGAACGGCTTGCATGTATTCGCAGGGCGGATTGATTTAATCCTATAAGGCAGCCTGAAAACCGCTTGATATACCCAAACAGGGCGCGGCAAGACCAACGCGCCCCATCATCAACACCCAATACAAGGACAACACCATGAGCGATGCCACCTATGCCGGCGCGATTATTATGGAAGTGAACGGGCGCGATGTGGAAATCATCAGCCTGAAACCGCAAACCACCACAGGGCGCAAGCCCGTGAAAACCATGAACCGCCAAGGGCGCGTGATGGGCTATGCCGACGGCATTACCGAGCATAAATTGAGCGCGACCGCCGCCATTCCGATTGACGGCACAGAGATTGATTGGGGCAACATCACCCGCGCCAAAATCACCATTTATCCCATCAACAAGGAAGACAAGCGCGTGTCGTATTTGGATTGTTTCAGCACCGAAATCAGCGAGCAATACGAAGCAGACAACGAAGCGCGCATTGATATTGAATTGATTGCGCTGCATAAAATTGTAGAGTAAGGATAATCCATGAAACACAGTTTTACCCTGCAATATGGCTTGGAATACAACGGCGAGACCCATTTTCAGGCTGCCTTAAAGCCGCTGACCATCGGCGGTGAGTTGAACGCGATGGATGCGATTGATAACCTGAGCGCGCTGCCCGAAAACCCTAGCGAAGCGCAGCAATCGCGCCGCGCGGTGCAAGAGACGCTGATTTATTGGGCGCAACAATTATCCATTGACGGCATCCCACAAGACATCATCACTGCCGATTATCTGCTGAACCATTTAAGTGGCGCGGATTACAGCCAATTGGTGGACGAAATGGAAACCCTGCGCTCAAAATCCACCGCCGCTACGGAAGCCCCCGCGCCCCCCGCAGCGGCAGCCTGAACACCCCGCGCAGCAGCCAAACCGCCCATCAGCAATACCGCCAAGCGGTGATTATGCTGGCACGCGCGGGGCTGGGCGCGGCAGAGGTGCGCGCCATGTGCCACGCCGAGCTAACGGCATGGCTGCAAGACTTGCTTGCCAGCATGGGCATTCACAGCCCCACAGGCGGCGAAGTGATTGTGTCGCGGCGGCTGCCGAAACCTAGCGCGTAAGCCTTTGGGCGCACGGGGCGAAGCCTTTACCATCTATCCCTATCTAGCCTTTAAACGATAATTAACCATGAGTTAATTTAAGTTTAAAGGCTATTTTTTATGGCAAATGGCAATATGAATTTGTCGTTGACCCTATCGGCGCGGGATAACGGCGCACGCGATTTGTTGCGCCGTGTTCATCAAGAAATTTCCCGCAATGACAGCTTGCGCCGCCGTTTGGTGCATGTGGACGGGCGTATGGCGCAACTGGGCATCCGCAGCGAGCGGCAGATACGCATGGAGATTTTGCAGACCCAAGCCGCCTATAACCGCCTTGCCCGCAGCGGACGGGCATCACACAACGATTTGGCGCGCGCAGCAACGGCTACGCGCAACCGCATCCGCGAGCTGAACGATGAGCTGCGGCAGGGCGCGGGCGACTGGCGCAGCCGAATGGGGGCAATCGGGCGCGGTGCGGCAACGGTAGCGGCGGGCAGCGCGGCAGCTTATGCGGCGGTGCGCCCCGAAGTGGAGCGCTATAAGGCTTTGGATATGCGCCTGCGCGAGGTTACTTGGGCGGCGCACGGCGAAACGCGCGGCGCGGATACGGCTTGGCTGCAACGCGAGGGCATGGCGCAAACCAAAGCCCTTGCGCTGGCGTTGGTGCAACAAAACGGCGGCAGCAGCGATTTGGCGTTGGATACCATGGCAGGGATGCTGGCTAACGGCATGAGCTGGGCAGATGTGCAAAAAAACGCAGCGGCAACGCACGCGATGGCACGCGCAGCGGGCGAAAACGGACAATACGACGGCGCAGCAGCGGCAAAACTCGCCAAAACCTTTGCCGACAACGGGCTGGATGTGGCGCGCGCTTCGCAAATGGCGGCGCAATCGGGCATGCAGGGTACGTTTGAGATTGCCAATATGGTGCGCGATTTGCCGTCGCTGCTGCCCGATGCTAAGGCGGCGGGGTTTAGCGGCGAGGCGGGGCTGGCTTATTTGCTGTCGGCGTTGCAATCGGCATCCAATAAGGCGGGCACGCCCGACGAAGCGGCAAATAACGTGAAAAACGTGTTGCAAAAAACGCTATCGGCAGATACCACCAAACGCATGGACAAGTTGCTGAAAACATCGGGCAGCAAGGCGGATTGGCAAAAGATGGTGTTGGAAGGGCAAAAGCAGGGCAAAAACGCGGTGCAGGTGTTGGCGGATTTTGCCCAAACGCTGTTGAGCAAGGACAAGGGCTTTCAGGCGGTTAAGGCGCGGGCGGATAAGGGCGACGAGCTGGCGCAGCAGCAAATGGCGACCATGCAGGCGTTTATGGTGAGCAAACTGATGCCGGATATGCAGGCGCGGGCGGGCTTGAATGCGATGCTGGATGCCGAGCAGATGCGCCAATATTTTGACGGCTTGATGGGCAATAAAACCGATGTGATCGGTGGCAAAAATCAATTTATGGCGTTGGGCGAGGCAGCGAAGCAGGAAAAGGCGCAGGCGGAAAAAGAATTGAGCCTGCAAAGCTCGCAGTTTTTTGCCACGGTTGCCGAGGGAGAAACCAAGCTGGCGCAATTGACGGCGCAGTTTCCTGTTGCCACCGAGGCGTTAAAGGCATTGGCAGCGGCAGCGAGCGCGGCGGCATTGGCGCAGGGGGCGATGGCGATGCTGGGGCGCGGTGGGGGCGGCGGAGCAGGTGGGGCGATGGGACGCATGGGCGGCTGGCTACGCGGGGCGGCGACAAGCGTGGGCGGTTGGTTTGCGGCGCGGGGCGCGCAGGCTTCGGTGGCAGCAACACGCGCAGGGCAGGCAATCGGCGGCGTGGTGCGCGGCGCGGGCAGTTGGCTGGGCAATGCGGGCAGGAGCTTGGCGGGGGCGGTGGCGGGCAATCCGACCACGCTGGGCAAATGGGGCGCAGCAGGCTTGCTGCTGCATTCAGGCAGCCTGAACGCGGGCGAAAGCGAGCTGTTAGCACGGGCACAGGCGCAGCGAGGCAAGCAGCCTAATGTGATCCGCTTTGGGCAGCCGAATAACGCTGCTGCCGCGCGCGCCGAATCTGCGGAAAAACTTGCGCCGGTAATTAGTCAGCAGACGGCGGCGTATCAAACCGCCACGCAGGCGCAAACGGCGAGCTTTCAGGCTGCCTTAGCGGCGGATACGGCGGCGGTGGGCGGCAAGCTGGATGCGATTAACGGCACACTGGGCGGGTTGAACCAAACCATTCAAAACAATGTGCATGTGCAGCTGGATGGGCGTTTGATTGCGGAAAACGTGTCGCGCCATCAAGTGAATATGTTTAACCGAGGAGCAGGGCAATGAGTATGTGGCACACGGTGTTGCAAGATGCGTCGTTTCGGGATGTACGCTTTGATGTGGTGGCATTGGATGAGCAAGATGGCAAGGCACTGGTGGAGCACAGCCGCCCGTTTACCGATGGCGTGTGGCTGGAAGACATGGGCAGCACGGGGCGGCAGGTGCAAGTGGAAGCGGTGTTTTGGGGCAAGGGCTACCACAGCCGTTTGAACGCGCTGGTGGAGGCGTTGATGGAGCGCGGTGCGGGGGTGTTGGTGCATCCTGTGTGGGGGCGGCTGCAAAACATGATGGCAGCGAGCTGGCACTTTCACCACGATGCAGACAATGTGGACTATGCCACATTGAGCATCACGTTTCGCGAAAGCGGCGAACCGCAAAAGATTTTTGTGTTTGAAAACGCCTTTTTAATGGCGATTGAACGCCTAATCGCGCGGATTGACACTTATCGCGCGGCATTGGAGGGCTGGATTGATGCGCTCACCATGGCAAAACAAAGCGTCGGCGCGCTAATCGGCAGCGCGTTTGGCTTTGCCAGCGCGGCAAGGGGCGCGTGGGCGGCGTTGCGCGATTTGTTTGATGTGGGGAGTTTGGGATTAGGCGGGCACGAGGGCGGCGGCGCGGGCGATGGCGCAGGCAGTAAAAGGCTGTGGCGCGAGATGCACAGCATGGTGCAGGCGGGATTGTTTCAGGCTGCCGCGATTGGCGCAGATGGCGCGGTGCACACGGCGGATGTGCGCAGCGCGAAAAGCCGTTTTGATGCGCTGCTGCGCGCGGCGGATGCGGTGGCGACGGTGGAGCAGCGCATGGCAGTGGCTGCAAACAGCAACACACGCCGTGGCAGCGATTGGGCAGAGCGGGCGCAAGTGGGGCAAGTGTTGCGCTTGATGGCGTTGGACACGATGTTTCAGGCTGCCTGCTTGTTGCTGGAACACGAGGGCGACAGCATGACTGCGCCCGATGTGTGGCACATCAACCGCGCGGTGCGGCAGCGCACGGCGGCGGAAATTGCCCGCTTGCGCGCCACGCTGGCGGCGATGAGCGACAAGGCGCAGGCTTATGATGCGGTGTATGCCGTGGTGGAAACGCTGCGTGATGCGGCGGCGCATTTAAACCTGCTGGCGATTGCCGTGCTGAACCAAAAACCGCCGTTGATTGCGCGCCCTGCGCCGTTAAGCGGTACGGTGCATCAATTGGCGTTTGCTTGGTATGGCGATATTGCCCGCGCGGATGAATTGATACGGCTTAATCCGCAGCTGCGCCATCCTTGCTTTATCCAAATGGGAGAGATGATGAATGGCTACGCCCAATAATTTGTATGACAACTCAATTGTGCTGCGCATTGGCGGCATGGAGCATCGCACATGGCAAAGCTACGATATTGACAGCGATTTTTTGATTCCTGCCGATGGTTTTGACTTTGAGCTGGGCGTGGCGGCAACACAGGGGCAAATCCCCGATTTAACAGGGCAACGCTGCGAAGTGGTAATTAACGGCGAAACGGTGCTCACAGGCATTATCGGCAACCAGCGCGATGAGAAAGACAAGGGCAGCCGCTCGCTGCGCTTAACAGGGCGCGATTTGGCTTGCTTGCTGGTGGATTGTTCCGCGCCGCAAGTGAATGTAAAAGGCATGACGGTGCTGTCGGCAGTGCAAAAGCTGGTTGCGCCGTGGAGGCAATATCTGTCCCGCGTGGTATTAAAAGCGGAAAACAACCCAACGCTGGATAAGGTGGATATTGAACCGAGCGAAAGCGCGTGGCAGGCGTTAAGCCATGTGGCGAACTCGGTGGGCTTGCACGTTTGGTTGGAAGCGGATGGCACGCTGGCGGTGGGCGGGGCGGATTATTCGTCTGAACCTGTGGCGACCTTGTGTTGGAGCAGAAATGATAACCGCCGCAATGTGGAGCGCATCAATATTGAGCGCGATGTGGACAACCGCTTTTCGGAAGTAACCTTTTTGGCGCAATCGCATGGCAGAAGCGGCAATGCGGCGAAGCATGATTTAAAGTGGGTGTGGCAAGACCCGTCTATGCCTTTACACAAGCCGAAAACGGTGGTGGTGGCGAATGCGGATAATTTGGAAGCCTTGAAACGGCAGGCGAAAAAACAGCTTTCAGATTGGAAGCTGGAAGGCTTGACGATTACGGTTACCGTGGGCGACCACAAAACGGTGGCGGGCGTGTTGTGGGCGGCGGGGCAGCGCGTGCATTTGATTGATGAGGAAGAAGGCATTGATGCGATTTTCTTTGTGATGGGGCGGCGTTTGATGTTGAGCCGCATGGGTGGCACGCAAACGGAGCTGCGGCTGAAAGAAGATGGCGTGTGGACACCCGATGCCTATGCGCAAAAAGCGGAGCGGGCGCGCAAACGCAAGGGCAAGCGCAAAACGGCGCGGGGCAAGGATAAGGACGAGGAGTTGAAAAGCAAATGAGTTTAGCCAAATTAGCCAAGCGAACCGCGCAAGTGGCGCGGGGCGTGCAAGATGGGATTCGGCAGGCATTTCGCGGCAAGGTGGCGGCAACGCAATCGGGCGAGCCGATTCAGCGCGTTCAGGTGCAGGGTTTAGCCGATGAAACGCTGCAAGATGTGGAGCAGTTGCAGCAATTTGGCTTTACCAGCCATGCGCCTGCTGGCAGCGAGATGATTGTGTTGCCTTTGGGCGGCGATACCACGCATGGAATTGTGATTGCCAGCGAGCATGGCAGCTTTCGGGTGAAAAATCTGCAAGGCGGCGAGGTGGCGGTGTATGACCAATCGGGCAGCAGCATTGTGTTGAAGCAGGGGCGGCTGATTGAGATGGATTGCGATAACTTGGTGATTCGCGCCAACCAAAAGGTGCGGATTGATAGCCCGCTGGTGGAAGCGAGCGCGCAGGTGTTGGCAAAAGGGCAAATCACAGGGCAAAACGGTTTAGCCATTTCGGGCGGCGAAGGCGGCGATGCGGTGCGCATCATCGGCAGCCTGAAAACCACGGGCGATGTGGTGGCGGGCAATATTTCCACGCAACAACACACGCATCCGGGCGACAGTGGGGGCACAACAGGGGCGGCGCAATAACACATGGATGGAAACAAGCAGAGGCAGCCTGAAACGGTTTATTCGTTTTGGCTGCCTTTTTTTGGGGCGAAGCCATGCGCCTGCCTGCCCTGCTTTGCTGCGCCGTATGATGCCAGCATGGATAAAGAATTGAACCCTTTAACCGGCGATTACACGGGGCGCGCCGTTAAAAACCTGCAAAACGCAGTGTATATCCGCCTGCGCACGCCGCTGGGCACATGGTGGGCGGATAAAAGCATTGGTTCGCTGCTGCACCTTTTGCAGCGAGAAAAAGATGTGGCGCGGGTGGGCTTGCTGGCAGAGCAGTATGCGATGGAAGCCTTGCAGCCGATTGTGGATGACGGGCGGGCTGAACGCATTAGTGTGAATGCCGCGCAGCTGCATAACGGTTGGCTGCTGCTGCATATCCGCGTGGAAACGGCGCAAGGCGGCTTTGATTATGACCACCGCGTGCCGATTGTGTAGGGCAGCCTGAAAACGCCTGTTTAACCGTTTTTAAAAAGATTTTAAACCCATGTTTACACCCCCTAACTTTGACACCATTCGCGCGGCGATTTTGCGCGACACGCAATCGCTGATACCCGATGCCGACATCAGCGCAGATAGCGACCATTATGTGCACGCATCGCGCTTGGCATCCTGCGCCGCAGGGCAATACGCGCATCAAACATGGATAACGCGGCAAATATTCCCCGACACGGCAGACACCGATTATTTGGAGCGTCACGCGGCATTGCGCGGGATTACGCGCCGCGCGGCAACCCGCGCAGGGGGCATGGTAACGATAAGTGGCACGGCAGGGGCAAGGCTGGCGGCGGGGGCGCAGATTAAGCTGGGCAACCGTTTTTATACTACCCGCACCGATGCGGTGATTGACGGCAGTTTAAGCGCTCGCGTGCCGATTGTGGCAAGCGAAGCGGGCGAGCAGGGCAATTGCGACACCACCGCAGGGCAATTGATGGCAGCCAGCGCAGGTATCAGCAGCGATGTGATGCTATCGGCGACAGGCGGCACGGATGCGGAAAACGATGCTTCGCTGTTGTCGCGCTTGTTGGAGCGCATCCGCCGTCCGCCCGCAGGTGGTAATCGGCACGATTATAAAAACTGGGCGTTAAGTGTGGATGGCGTATCCAGCGCCTATGTTTACCCGCTGCGGCGCGGCTTGGGCACGGTGGATGTGGCGATTACATCAGCCAATCAATTGCCCAGCGCGGAAACCTTGGCGGCGGTGCAAAACTATATTGATGCGGTGCGCCCTGTTACCGCCAAAAATGTGCGCGTGCTTGCGCCTGATATTACGCGGGTGGATGTGCGCGTGCGGGTTAAGCTAGCTGGCGCGGATTGGGCGGCGGCGCAGCGCGAAATTCAGGCTGCCTTGGACGCTTATTTTGACGCGCTGATACCCGCCGACGACGTGGTGGTGTCGCAATTGGAAGCGGTAATCAGCAATGCTGCGGGGGTGGTGGATAGGGTGTTGCTGGCACCGCGTGCCAATTTGACCGCCGACACGGTGAACAAGATTGAATGGTTTAAATTGGGCAGCCTGAACATGGAGCGGATGGCATGAATTATCAGGAAGTGTTGCTGGGCTTGCTGCCGCCTGTGTCTTATGCGCGGGGTGGGGCGCGGGTGCGACAGCAGGCGCAGATTGATGCGCAGGTGTTGGATGGGGTGGCACGCAGCGCGGGAGCGGTGGTAGGGGCGTGTTTGCCCGACACATCGGGCGCGTTGCTGGCGGATTGGGAGCGGGTGTTGGGCTTGGAGACAACCAATGCAGGCAAGCCTTATGCGGCGCGGCTATCGGCGGTGTTGCTCAAAATCAACGCGGTAGGCGGGTTGAGCATTCCCTATTTTATCCAGCTGGCGCAAAGCGCGGGCTACACGATTACGATTGACGAGCCGCAGCCGTTTCGCGTGGGCATCAACCGAGCGGGCGAACGGCTTGCTCCCGAAGAGATTATGTGGGTGTGGGTGGTCAATGTGGCGGCGAGCACGCAGACGGTGTGGCGGTTTTGCGCGGGGGCGAGCTGCGCGGGCGAGCGGTTGAGCAGTTTTAGCGACAACGTCATCGAGCGCGTGTTTGAGGATTTAAAGCCCGCGCACAGTTTCGTGCGTTTTACCTATACAGGTTAATTAAATTTTATAAAACAAAGGATTGGATAAGCATGTTAGCAATTGAGACCCAAGACAACGAATTTCATGACGGCAACGGCACGACCGAGTTAGGCACCATTCTGCCCGCTTGGTGGCTCAACCAAGTGCAGGCGGAAATATTGGAGGTGGTGCGCGCGGGCGGCTTGACCCCCGATAAGGCGCAGCGCAACCAAATGCTCAACGCGCTTAAAAAACTGACAAACGATGCCACCAACCCTGCCACGCTGTCGGGCGATACCGAAAACCAAACGGCCAATGGCGCAACAGGGCATACCCATAAAATTGAGCGCGCCACCGACACGCTGGCAGGCGTGGTTAGGCTCATCGACGCGCTCAACAGCAATGATACCACCGCCGCTTTATCCGCCGCGCAGGGCAAGGTGCTTGCCGAGAGCAAGCTGGACGGCAACAGCGGCGTTACTTTATCTACCAATCAAACCATCACGGGCTATAAAGATTTCGCACAGGGGCTTAGCTCGGGCGCGCCGATTAAAGTCCAGTACGCCAACGACTGGGTGGGCTTTATCGCCAACCAGCCTGCCGAGGGCAAAAACGTCTTTTTTGACGCTTATGTGCGCGACATTCCGCGCGGGGGCATACAGGTGGTTTCCGACGGCAACGGGCAATACAGCCTGCGCTTTTCGGTTACGCCACCCGGTGCGACCAACGCCGACCGCAGGATAAGCGGATTGAGCGTGTACAACCATGCCGTGTGGACCAATGCTTACGGCTGGCTGCACGAGGGCTTTGTGCGCAGCGGTGCGGGCATCGGGCAAAACGCGGGCAACCAAGTCAAAATCGGGTGGAGCGGTAACCGGCTCAAAGCCACGGTGGACAGCACCGACTTGGGCGATTTTGTGTTTGACGGGCATTTTGCTAGCAATTCGTTCGGGCAAAACGGCTATCAGCGTTTGCCGGGTGGGCTGATATTGCAATGGGGCAGATTAAGGGTGCAGGGCGACGGCTTTTACAGGGTATGGATGCCCATCTCATTTCCCAACGCCAACCTTAACGCGCAGGCGACTATTTCCATCGGCGGCGCTGTGCAGGGCAATAACGTGGCATCGGCGCATGTGGCTTGGCTGGAAAACAGCTCCATCCATGTTGGCTTTTCCGAAAACGGCACGTTTGGCGAGCAGGAATTGTTTTGGTTTGCCATCGGACATTGATGTTTTTACGGGAGATTAACCATGATTTATTACTCGCACAGCGCGCAGGCGTTTTTTGACGACCAAATCCACAGCGCGGCGCAGATACCCGAGGACGCGCAGGCAATTGATGCGCAACAGCATCAGGCGTTGTTGGATGCGCTCAACACGGGGGCGCACATTGCGGCGGATTTATCCATTATTCCCCGCCCATCGCCTGCGCATACATGGAACGGCAAGGCTTGGGTGGTGGACAAAGCCAAGCAAGCCCAAGCGGTTCAAGCGGCGTTTCAGGCTGCCCAAAATGCGAAACTGGCGGAACTTGCCAACGCAGCGCAGGCGTTTGTGGATAAGTACGCCAAAACCGATATTGTCCCCGCCTTTGAGCAGGAAACGTGGGCGATGCAGGGAGCTGAAGCGCGAGCATGGGCAGATGATGACAACGCGCCGACCCCTGTGTTGGATGGCATCGCCCAGCATCGCGGCATTGACCGCATCACGCTAATTCGTGCCGCGCTGCGCAAAACGCAGCAGTATGAGACGCTGGCGGCGGGCGTGGCGGGGCAACGGCAGGCGTTGCAAGTGCTGATTGAGCAGGCAAAAACGTTGGATGATTTAGCGGCGATTGAGCTGACTTTCAGGCTGCCTGAAATGGGAGGTTAGGCGATGACGCGAGTTTATTTGGCACTCTACAAAGGGCGCAAACGCGGCACATCGCCGCGCGAGTTGTGGCAGCGGTTGATGGATTGGGCGGTGCGGATCGCCACGCGCGGGCAGTACAGCCACTGCGAGATTGCCGTTAAGCATGGTTTTACCGATGACTATCACTGCTATTCCGCCAGCCTGCGCGACGGCGGCGTGCGCAGCAAAACCATGCTGCTGCCTGCCGACAAATGGGATTTAATCCCCATCCGCGATGCGGAGACGCATGAAAAAGTGTGGGCGCTGTATCAAACCACGCAAGGGGCGAAATATGACTATATCGGCGCGTTGGGCGTGGTGTTGCCCGTGCGGCAGGTTGCGCAGAGATGGTTTTGCTCGGAGTGGTGCGCCAAAGCGTTGGGGCTGGGACAGCCTGAAAAGTATAGCCCGCAGGCGTTGGCGGATTTATTTCAGGCTGCCTGAAACAACAAAAGAAAAGTCCTGACATCAGGAAATTTGAGCAACGAGAAAGGCAATTTATGCAACAAAATTTAGAAAAACCGTTTGACAAGGAAAAACAGCGTGCAACAATTTTTACAGACAGACAGACAGACAGACAGATACTAAACCCATGCCCATTATCGCGTGGATGGGCGGCAAACGCCGTTTAGCCAAGCATTTGCTGCCGTTATTTCCCGAGCATAGTTGTTATGTGGAGCTGTTTGCAGGCGGGGCAGCTTTGTTTTTTCTGCGCGACAAACCCGCCCGCTGCGAAGTGTTGAATGACATCAACGGCGATTTGGTGAATCTTTACCGCGTGGTGCAGCATCATTTTGACGAGTTTGTGCGCCAATTTGAATGGCAATTGAGCAGCCGCCAAATCTTTGTCCAACTGCAAGCCACGCCGCCCGATACCTTAACCGACATTCAACGCGCGGCGCGTTTCTTTTATCTGCAATACAATACATTTGGTAAAAAACCATTTGGACGACACTATGGCACAGCCACCACCAGCAAAGCATGGAATGCCGCCACCGTGGCACAAAAATTGCACACCGCGCAGCAACGGCTCGGCGGAGTGTTTGTGGAAAACGAAACATGGCAAAGCTGCTTGAAACGTTACGACCGCCCGCACACCTTTTTCTACGCCGACCCGCCTTACTGGCAAACCGCAGACTATGGGCGCGGGTTTGATTGGTCAGAATACGAACAGCTTGCCCAAGCCATGCGCAGTATGCAGGGCAAAATGATGTTAAGCATCAACGACCACCCTGATATTCGTGCTTTATTTGCTGAATTTAAGGTGGTGGAATTGGAGCTGGCGTATTCGGTGGGCAGGCAAGCTGAAAGCAGAGGCAAGCGCGGAGAGTTGGTGGTGATGAATTATTAGCCGATAATGATTGCGACAGGCTTAATAACCGCAGTAGCAGCATTAATTGTAATCAGCAAGTTCTTGTGATAAAAGCCACGAAAGGGGCTTTTTTATTGTGATTGCATCAATCAAATTTGCACTTATTTTGGCATACGCCACAATGACAAAACAAATGCAAAATGATGACAAAACGAGCGCGCGGTTACACAATCGTCTCTAATTATTAAAAGAAAGGCCGTCTGAAACGTATTTGTTGTTTCAGACGGCCTCTTAGCTCAAACCTTGAGAACCGCATGCGTGCGTTCCGCACACATCCTACTTACAGGCTACGCCTGTTATACTTACTCATCAGCTATTTTGGAATACATATACTCCACGGCTTTAGGTGATAGTGGTGCTTTACACTCGGTGCAATAATCTTTATTAAATGGAGAAATTCCTCTTGAATAAGTTAAATTATTAGCATCAATCTCAAATGATTTGCCATTAAATTTTTGAAAAGAATGGCAATATGGACATATGCTGGCAATCGGAATATAAATAATACAAAAAAGTAATCCAACAACCCAATATATAGTATATATAATAAAAAAATATCTTTCTCTAAGAAATTATTATTTATAACAATTTCTTGGAGGGTTGCCGCACCAGATATACAGGCTACGGAAATAAAAAAAATCTTAGGAATTAACATTCTTTTTTGAAATTTTTTCGCAATATACATTGCTTGTTCTTTGTCATCTAATTTTTTCAT